TTTATCAAATCGGGCTTAGAAACATCTGGATCATTAATGATGCTCCATAGCTCAATTCTTTTATTTATAGATTCAACGCTTATTCCATAACTCTTAGAAATCGTTTCTTTTTGGCTCTGGCTTAGGAATTTCATTACTTTTTATCCATTTGTGTCTAATGTAGACATGTTTACTCGTTTTTCTATGGATGCCAAAGAAAAAGTCAAAAACCAAGCCAAGCAAGAAGAAAAAATTGAAAAAATACTAGATGATGATGACAAGCCTGAGTATCAAGAAAAAATTGTTTTTCTGACCTCTACAATTTTTCAGTCAATTATTGTTACTTGGTGTTTGCTAGTGCTGAGCATGGGATACATCAAGCTTCCAACAAGGATGTTTGGAATGGATATTCCAGACCAGCCTAGAATTGACAGTACATTTGCGGCTGGATTGCTTGGGAATATTTTGGCAGGTTGGGGCATCAGTGTAGGAGCTAATGGTGGAAGCAAGAAAAAGAAAAAAGAGGGAGAATCGTCTGGTGCTATACCAACAGGAGGCGGTTATCAAACTATTATTGTTAAACAACCTTTGGAACTGATAGCTAAACCTGCTGAAGTCCGTCGAGTTGATCCCATTACAAATCGTCCAATAGGGGATGACGGCAAACTTACATGAAAAAATTACTAATTCTTTTGCTATTAGCTCCATCCTCGGCATTAGCAGATATTTCTATCAAACACACAGCCAGCACAAGCCTGAAGGTTGATGGAGCAGCAGTGCAGGCTATTAGAGTTCCATCTACTTACGCTGTGTCAGGAAACAATATAAAAATCAGCACTGGAGAGCATATAGGAAAACTTACGGCTGGTTCAGCTACAGCAGCCGCCACTCTTGATGTTGGAACGTATGAAATTAATACCTCAGGATCAGCATTTTCGCTGAGCACCTCTTGGTTGCAAGGTGACGCTATTCCTGCAATAGGAAGTGGCGTGGATGTCTCCACGGGTGTTGTTGCTGACATGCCTGCTTTTGGTAATACCGTAGTGACATCAGGCGGAGTTGCAGGAAATTTAAGCGGAACTGTTCTTAGCTCTGGAATTGCAACAACCGTAGCGGGAGGGGCGGGAACTACCGGGACGGCTCAAATGACTTCAGAAATTACTATTAAATGATATTTAATGAGTAAAATATATAAGTTATTATTGCTTATATCCTTTACAGGGACTAGCGTTTCTGCTGTTCCCGTTGTGCCCACATTTTCTACCGGGACTCTAAACAGCAGACAAGAAACTAAAACTGTAGTGGCTGAAACTATAACAAGTGTAGATTTTTCTGGCTCACAATATGTTGTCTCAGGTCACAATATTGAACCAGTAAATACAAATGTTATTTCACCCAAACTAATACAAACAACACCGCAAACTGTTGACAACATTAACTTCACATGGACATCAGTAGATGTAACTCCAGCCAACAAACCAGACTGGAAGATGACAAACCCCGGTCAAGCTTTCAGTTTTACCGAAAGTCTTCAAAATGCAGGACTCTCAAATATAACAACAATAAACAGAACTACTACTACAGAATCCTTAGTAGAGTCTGTATCTGTCTTTACTCAATAACATTTAGCCAGCCTGTTTTTGCCAACTCAACAACAATAGCATCTCCATCGGCTACCAGTAGTGGTTCCGTAATTAATCAGGGAATAAGTGTTAATCAAGGTGGCTTTATATATCAAGAATTAGGTGATGGAATCCGTTGCAGTGGAACGACTTTAACTATTAATCCGTTTGTCTCAAAAGTCAATGCTTGGAAAGATCCTTTTGAGCCTCACTACTGGGAAAATATATACGATGACAGCACAGATGATAACGGTAATTTAACTAATCCCGGCGGTGTTTTGTATCAAAAAAAAGTCAGAACTGGACAAGCTCGTAATAATCTTTCATTTAACTATGGCATAACGGCAACCGTGGCAGTACCACTAGATCGCCGCATGACCAACAACTGCGTGGCTGCGATGAATAGCAGGATAAAATATTTAAACCAAGCATATAAAGCGAAAAAATTAGATTACGCTTTAAGCCGTTTAAAAGTATGTGCAGAGCAGCTAAAGTTGGGAGTTTCATATTTACCTAGCTCAGAATCGTTTGTTGTATGCGAGGACGTGACACTAATCACGCCTCCCAATCAGTTAATAGATCACAGCCATAGTATTGAAGTAGGAGCTGCTACTAACGCTTCTGACGCTGATCCTTTTGCCTTTCAGAAAGGCTCTTTATCTTCTCCTTCTTCCCCCTAAGAGCTAACAACTTTTTAGTAAATTTTTTAGAAAAACTTTTAACCTTTCCTTTGAGCTGACCTTGTACGAATTTCGCTAGGGGCTGCCCAATAACAGTAACTCCGATAACTGAAGTGATAGCTATGGTTGATGTATTTACGAGGGTGCTCGGTGGTGGCGTGTACGAATTAATGACATCAAATAATGCTCTGTCTTGATAAATGGTTTCACATAAATCACCATTTTTTTCATAGCGTAAAACGACTTTAGTTGAGAATTTGCCTGTGGCTCCGGGTGGAGGTGAGCCGGGAAGAGGACAAGGTAAGTCGATATTTTGATCTGTTTTTATTCCTGATAAATTAACTTTTGGAAGTTCTAAACCTTTGGCAAGACTTTCTGTCTTTTGAGTTTCTTTTTCTTTTTTAGTTTCTGTTTTTGGTGTTTTTATATTTGGATTAGGAGCAACTATTTTTGGTTCTTCTTTTAATGGTGCAACAGTAGAAAGACCCTCCCAATCAACCGCCATGCTTTCAAGAGTAGGAAAATTTCCATCACAAAGAATCAAATTTCCTTTTTCATCATTTGTTACTAGCTGCTTGTTTTTTAACGTCCTAGCCCTTACACAGCCGGGCATTTGAATAACAGGGAAACCTATATTGCTTGGCAGTTGTGGGTTTGCTGTACGAATTATTGTTGTATTAATTGAAGTATCTGGTATCTCTCTTATCTTTATTTCTTCTATTTCCATTTAACAGTCATTCCATTGTCCAGCAATCGAGCTTGCTGCCTCACCTGCTTGTTTTCTGGCTTGGCCAAAGAATATTCCTGCTAATACTGGCCCTACGATTGGAACGCTTGCTATGGCTGGAGTTACCTGAACAGAAGCAGCATCAGCAATCATCATCCCGTTAGAGCGACCCTGTGCCTGTTTTTCTATACAAGCAATCTGATCTGCTGTAAGTGTTCCATTTGCTCCCTTGGGATAAATAGCGAACTGAGCCACGGATTCTTTATGTGTATATTTTGTTTTGGTTTTTCCTGAGAAAGTAGGTGAAGTTTCATCTGTATAGCTCAACATCGTTTTCGGATCATGTTGACGGCTGGCAAAACTCCATTCTTCTGCACCATCAGCCTTCGTTTCGCTCCTGATCTGAAGGCTGCTGTAAGGAGTACTGGAAAGCTTTGATATGTCAGGTATGCCTCCATCTTTTTTAGCAAGCATGTTTAAGCTCATAAAATTACTTGCAATTAATCCAGAGGCAAGCACCAACGTACTTAGTCCATTCAGTGACTTAAATTGGATCATCTAGCAAACGGGTTTACATTGCCAGTGGAGGAAGGCAGCTTGGGCATTTCCGGCATCGCTCCCTGCACTAAAGCAGGAAGTTCTTTTTTAACGCCATCTAATACAGCATCAAAGATTTTTGATCTAAAAAGAAACGCTCCACCTAACCCTGCCACGCCCAAGACAAACGCAGCAAAGTTAATCCAAGTAATAATTTTTATCATGCAGGACAAGCCTCTGCATTTTCGGCTTCAACATCTATAACTATTTCAGCATTAATTTCTTGTATTCTTTTATTCAAAGGGTCAATGCTGGCTTGGGTTGTCTTAGGTAAATCTCCTAACAATTCATTAACTTGATTATTATAATTTTTGACAATTTCTTCAACCTGTTTTACTAGATCTGCTTTTTCTAGAACAAGTGCTTGACGATCAGCCATAAAAATAAAACATTGCCTTCAAATTATATACCTGCTGTCCATCCCTGACCTTGTCGGCTAACACTAATAAGATAAAGAATTTAACCTTTTACTAGAAGTTTTGTTGCGGCAAGTGCTAGACCAGCTTCCACACTTGGGGAGCCAGCCGTAGTAGAAATAGTTCCATTATCTATAACGTAATATTTGCTTGCAGGTGCTAAAGAGGATTGATTTGTATTTATTCCTCCCATGTGGGTGATAGTTGCCGTGTTTCCATTTGAGTAACTACCAGTACTAAATCCAGCAAAATTATTAGCAGTTAAGTTTGTGGTAAAACTAGAAGTGTTTATACTATGAGCCATAAAAACATTATTTGAACTATCTACATATCTACCAACATTAATAGCCCAGTTCTTAGATTGAATATATACAGCGTTTCCTATGTTTGCTGACGGCCCACTATTACCATGTGAATATTTTTCAGCATTATTATTAAATTTACTTGGTGTATTACCTGATATTGACCACATCTGATAATCAAACCACCATGCACTTCCCTGACTCGTGTGTCTTCTATGTTTGTAAGTAACTAATTTTTCAGAAATACTATCCCAGTAACAACCATGTAATTGGGTGGAATAGTAATAATCGGAGTTTACACCTTGCGAACTACTTTGAGTAAATGATTGAATAGAACTACCAAAAGAAATACTTGTAGTATTAGCTGTACCTATAATTAATCGCTGTTGTTCTCCGTTCTGCTGCTGTCCTGAAGTTAATGCAATTTTATAATTAGTTCCGTCTGTCCATCCATCAGCACTAGAGCCTTTTCCACCATCAACATGATGATAACCACTTGAGTAAATAGTGCTTCCTGAAGTGGAGTTTTGTACTGTCGTTGTATTTGAGCTAGAACTTACACTATGAACTACATATTTCAGAGGATAGCCAGAAGCATTGTTGTCACCAATAAAACAGTAATGTCTACCATTTGAACCGTCCCTTGGATGCCATATCCAAGCAAAATAACCAACTGTAAAGTTTGATAATTGAACTGCACTTCCCCAAGTTATCCCGTTTTTATTGGCGTTCATTTCACCTACTTTGCAGTACAGGTAATCACTTGAGCCTCTGTAATACATAACAAATTTGTTATGCTGCTTGTCATGACTAAATCCAATAATCGGATAGTTACCAATACTTGATCCTTGTTCATTACCTCCTGAGCTGGGCCAAGTTCCTCCAGTCCAGTCAGGTGTTAAAACAACTGTATAAGGTTCTCTATAGTTTCCTCTACCATAAGCAACGACAATTCTGTCAGCAGTAGAATCGTATGCAACAAATGGCCTTCTATTCCAAGTTCCGGGATTTCCTATTGTAGTAGTATCTGTTGTTCCAGTTCCACCATTTAAGTCCCAAGTTGCTGTACCATCTGCATCACTAATAGTTGCACTATTGATATAACTCTTGTTGTAGCTGCTTGTCTGTCCACTTCTATATTTTTCCCATACACAAACTAACTTTTGATACTCTTCGACCCATATAGCTCTTGTATGACCTTGAGATCCGTTATTACGTTCACCAGAATTATAGTTGTATGGATACCATCTATTTGTAGTACCTAAAGTCTCAGTATCTGGTGGAGACTTATGGGTTACTGTTCTTACGATCTGTTCTACTTGTCCGTTCGTTTTGACAATCACAGGTTTTCCAGCAGTAATAGAACCACTTGCTGTGGCTGTAAATACTCCACCAGAGGCAGGAAGGTTTGTTAGGTTTGCACCACTAACTGCTGGAAGTGTTGAAGGGAAACGAGCGTCAGGAATAGTCCCAGACCCTAAGTTTGAAGCATTTAATGAAGTTAAATTTGCACCACTAACAGCAGGCAATGTTGATGGGAAACGAGCATCTGGAACAGTTCCAGAAGCTAAGTTTGAAGCGTTTAAATACGTTAAGCTTGCACCCGAACCAAGAAAGCCTCCGTTAACCGTTAGATTTCCAATAGCACTTAAACTAAACGCAGTAGACCAAGACCCTGAAGCATAACCTTCGATGGTAAAAGCACCGCCTGTAGTTGCTGATACTCTCCATTTGTCAGCATTGTCATCAGCATTATCAGCAGACATGAATATTCTTGCATTACTACTACTTGTGCCTTTTACATGGAAACTAGTATTTTGATTTGCTCCCGAATTTTGAACAAGTAACGGACCTGAAATAGTTGTATCGCCATCAAGTGTAATATCAGCATCAGCTAAAATTCCTCCAGCCGTTCCAGTTGTGTTTTGATTAAGCGTTGGTATTCTTGCCGCCGCAATCGTTCCAGAAGATATATTTGAAGCGTTTAATGAAGTTAAACTTGCACCCGAACCACTAAAGGTAGTCGCTGTTGCTGTTCCACTTATTGAGACATTCCCAGTAATATCTGTACCAGCAGTTTCACCAACAATTACTAATTTTTCTGCACCACTACCACCGTTGTAATCTGCTCTTATGTACGCATTATTTCCAAGATTTAATGGACCGCCATAAGCAAATTGCAAAGCACTAGCAGATTTATCCCAATAAATAGACTTAGAAGCACCGTAGAAATAAATATCATCACCTGATATTTTCATCGTGCTAGTAGAACCGAATGATCCGTTATTATTGATTTGGAACTCTCTATCTGATCCAGCAGGGGAAGTAATAGCAGTCTGCCAAGAACAAGTTCCATCACCGTCTTCTCTTAAAAACTTAGTACCGCCTGATTCTCCCGTCGATAAAATCGCAGTTCCTTCTGGAGTAGCAGAAATTGTTTGCCAAGTATTGTCTCCTCTTAGGAACTTGGTGGTAACTGAACTTCCAGAACCAAGCCTTGCAACATTTACAGTTCCAGAACTTAAGTTTGAGGCATTTAAAGTTGATAGGTCTGCTTGATTGCTATTTGTTTGAACAGCGTTACCCATCAAAGAGTGTGCTGAACATTGATAATGCAATATTTGTGGAGTCGTATCTGAAACAACTATCTGCGTGTAAGCACCAGCCGAACCAGCAGTACCGTTAGTAGTAACGCCTGTTGTATAAGCAGTTGTCTTGTTTGCCTCTAAATAAAAACGTAGTGGATGACCTGAGTTAGAGTTGTCTGCCTGATCAAATTTATATGTACGACCCGGAGTTAGCGTTAAAAATGGTGATTCTTTGCCGCCAATTTTATAACCAGAACTTGATCCAGATCCGTTATATCTATGAGCACCTGTTTTACTTGCAACAGTAACCGTTAATGTTTTTGTGTTGCCTGTATAAGTTGCATTTAAAT